CTTCAAGGTCAAGGGCCACTCTTTCCTGGATCATAGCTATGATAGTGTTTTTCAACTGTGCTCTTTCGATGTTAGCCTCGAGGGTGTCATATGAGAGTCTTACTTCGGCGATGACTTCCTTGGTGTTGAGCTCTACCTTACCGAATGACGGTTTAGCATAGCTGTTGGCCTCAAGAGCCGTATTCTCGACTGCAGGTCTCATGATCCTGCTGCCGAAGCCGATTTTCTCGATCTTCTTGCTCTCACCGTCGATTGTGACTGTTCTGCAAGCCTTGATTATTGTGGGCTGATCGATTATGCCCCTTATGAACTTGTTGGACTGCTCTGCATTCAGATAGCCACCTGCTGTTTTAAAGTCCGCAGTGCCGAGAGCATCTTTTATAAGAGTAGCGTTATCCATTTTAAATTCTCCTCCTTCAAAGGTTAATAGATTTTACTGATTATTACAGGGTATATAGATTAACCGAGTATCGGCCAATCATCTTCGGACTTGGTAATCTGAGTAGCTTCTACCTGCTTTGATATACCCCTGACATTTTCCAGAGTCTGTACCCTGGTGGATATCTGGTCTACCACACCAGATATACCCTCAACAGACTTGGATATAGTTTCAAGGGACGATTTAACGAGCTCGGTAAGCTGATCTTCAGTGGACTTAACGATCTCACTTACCTTATCTTCAACTTTTTCCTCTGACTTCTGGATCTCCTCTGTTTTGTCCTCTACAGACTTTTCTACAGTCGCTGTCTTCTCAGAAAGCTCTGTTACCTTAGCAGATAAATCCTCTATGGACTTCTGAATCGGTGAAAGCAGACCTTCAAATTCTTCCTTATTCATTGTATCCTCTCCCTTCAAAATTGTATCGCTCTTAGCAAAGAACGATTTTTTGACTTCCTCAGGCTGATCGAGTATGCCTAAGACATAAGCCTTAAACTCATCTATAGCCTTAGCTATACGCTCACGACCCTCTGGCTTGTTATCCCAAACGATCTCAGAGATAACGCTTTCTAACGTAGACTCAGCGTCCCAGAGTCGATTATTGACTCCGTTTATTCTTGAGTTAAACGAGTCCCACTGGACGGAGGTGTCTATATCGGATGATTTTTCGACCTTCGTCTGACCGAATCTAGAGAAGTAGCTCTTTATAACTTCGAAGAACCCTTTCTCACTCGGCATTGTATTCTCGAGATCGGTTTTAGTAATGGTATTATGATCCATATCCTCTCCTCCTTTCTCGAGAATTTCTGTTTCATTTGATGCGATAGGGGAAACCCCATCGATAGCATAAGCTACGCCGTACATACTTAGACCTTGATAGTCTCCTTTCTGTACCCCGGCCCATACTTCGTCATCTTCTATCTTTATAGCTACTACCCAAGCACCTTCAGCGTAACCGTCCGGATCTGCAGCTTTAGCTATATAAGATTCGCACACAAAAGCGTCTACAAGATTCAAGTCATGCTTGGTGTCTATGTTAGTCAGCCTCTGGCTCTTCATAAACTTGTAGGCAGCCTTCTTTATCTCTTCGCGGGGCATCCAATCTCCTTGAGAGTCTTCAACATCGGGCTGATATACGACACCTTTGATAACTCGGTTTTCCTCGTCTATCTTAGATATTGTAACCAGGCCCTTAGATA